TTATGTAGGTATCGTACAAAACCGCGACGACCAATGCACCAGCATTTATGATTACGGTGCAATCGTAGATATTAAGATAAAGGAAAAGTTTCTACAATTAGGGGATATTTGGTGGTGGGAAAGCAACCGTCAGATACCCATTAATATTTTCTTAAAAGATGAGTGGACTATCTTTAGGCCCTATCTTCGCACATTTAACAACAAAAATCTAGTTGTAGTCCATGGTCCAATAGTAAGCATATCTGAGTTTAACAAGCGCAGGACCAAAAGAAAATCTATAACTTTAGTAAAAAGAATCACTTAGTCTTTCTTCTTCTTTTCTCTTTAGCTAAATCTAGGGCTACAGGGCCTACTTTAGTATCAAAACATACCCCGGTTAAGTGATCAAATTCATGCTGAAAGACCCTGGCCATGATGCCTGACATGCTTTCTTCTACCGTTTCGCCCGATATGACTTGATATCTTACATGTATAGTTTTATACCTATTTACTTTAAGCCATAATTTAGGGAAACTTAAGCATCCTTCTATATCCTTTTCGGTTCCTTCACCCTGTATAATCTCAGGGTTGATACAAACAAAAAGTTTATCTTTATTGCCCATTATAAAAAGTTTTTTAAGTACACCTACTTGAGGAGCTGCTAATCCTATACCGTCATTTTGAAACATGACTTTAGCCATATCCTTTACAAGTTCAGTAGGATCACCGTCTGTAGCGAAATCCCAGGTAGTAGTTTGTTCTCTTAACAAGGGATCACCTTCTTTTAATAATTCTATCTGCATTATAATCCTTCCTCGAGTAAATTCATATTTACAACTACAAGCATGGCATATGCTAAACTATGGCTCTTTTTGAAACTATATCCTGTATGATCTTTTTCCCAGATAGACTTTGCTACTTCAGCCCAGGGTAAGCCTATTAGATGTTTTTTTGCAGGTCTTATCGCAGCAAGAAACATCGCTAGTCTTGGAATGCTGTTTACTGGTTCTGGCATTTTCTTAAGTGAATAGTAATGATTACTTAAGTGAATGAGTTTTTCGACAAACTCCGGATCATTTAATTTGTTCCAGTTAGGATCTCTCATTAATTCAATAAGATGTTTCTCATCGCGCACTTTGTTGTAGACATGTACATTCAACAAATCTAACTTAATATATCCTCTTTTTTCTGCTTCAGCATAATCTAAACTTGACATGTCATTGATAGGATCATAGGGTATCTCAGTTACATATATACCTGTATTATGCTTCCGTATTGGATCTACCTTTCTCATGCTGGCAGGTATATGTTTTATTTTGTCTAACAATAGATCACGGTCACCGAAATCTATATCAATATCGCTGTTAAATTTCATTGCCATGCTAATAAAAATAATATCTCTTTTTCTTCGTCTACAATCTCAACTAAACATTTGGGGGGATTGCCGACTATCCTAAATACCCAACTTTCACGATCTTTGCTACGCCATTCTACAAATTGACTTACAGTACTACTATTATACTTGCTGCCATCTGGATAGTAATTTTCTTGTATATTATCACATAACCATTGTATCATTTGTTGATAGTTGCGGTAGGGTAATACATGTCTACGAACTGCTCTCACAATCTCAATCACCTAGTAAGACCTAACTTTTTATAGGCTTGCTGTACAACGATAGCCTGTCGCTCTGCGTCGTCAACTGCTCTGTGGCTTGTCACATGCCCGCCGTCTTTGAGTTTGACACCCGCAATTTCATAAAGTGTTCGGGTATCGCGCACAGTATAAAATGGCCAAGGTATAGGATTAGGCTTATCAGTAAACACCTGTCTAAATGCTGTTTCTGCTACAACAATGTCGAATGCTGCACCGTTGCTCCATACTGCCCTGCGATTCCAACCAAACTTATATAATTGTTCTAAGCAATCAGCAAAACTTATTCTACCACGGTCACTCATCGCTTCTTCGAGGGCTTCTGGACTTTGTTCGCTCCACCAACGAATCGTATCATCGTTTATAATACGGTCATACTTTTCTGTTTGCTCTTCAATAGTAGGTCGTAACTCTAACCGTTCAACAACCCCATTGCCATATGGATCGAATCGTACACAGCCAATAGTAAGGATAACACAATAGGGACTTGTGTCCAGTGTCTCCATATCTATCATAATATCATTTGCCATACTTAAGAATATACACTATAAATTTCTTTTCGTCAACTACTTTATAATCGTCGCTCAACATACCTTCGATGTTCTCAGTAGGTCTGAAACCATATTTGTTTTCTAACCATTTTATATATTCTTTATGATCTCTACTACCCGTTTCTTCTCTAAATTCTAATTTGAGATTTTTCAGATTAGTCCAATACTTCCATCGGTTCTTACGCTTCTCAATATCAGCGTCATCATCTTCGTAGTCTTGAAAATCTTTAGGAACTTGTACCATTGCTAGTCCAAATATTATCTAATTGTTTTACTTCTTGCGTGATATCTTTGTTAAGATAGTTAATCAATAGTGCTGGGCGCTCAATATCTTTAGGATTAGGCATGCTGCTATGTAGTACCCTACAGTTATAAAATAATAGTGATCCTGTAGGCATATCTGGCTGTATGCAATTTTCTAGAAACCAACGATCATATGAACCTTTATAGCATTCTTTTATATCAAAATCACGCTTTTGGCTATATGGAACAAGTCCGGTGCTGCCACTATTTTTATCAATATGATCTAAAGATATTATACATTGTATGCCCAGTAATCTTGTGTCATAATTGTACTTTTCGAATCTATGGGGTGTGTCTACATGCGGATTGATCCACTGACTTCCTGGTTTTAAAAATACTACATCAGTAGCATATAGATTCATATTATTAAAATGACTTTTAATCAATGGATCTACTAATTTTATAATTATCTGTGTCTCTTTAAATTGATCTACAAACTGACTCCACCAAACACTGATATCGGGTAAATTTTTAATTTGATCTCTTTCAGCATACATCTTGCTAGAACTGCTTGCCCTTACCGGATAAAGGTCTTTAGTTAACTTTTTAAAATCTTTAATGACAGTCCTTGGAATAAAACTAGGTAGTAGTTTATACCCCTCGCCCTCGGTCAATATAGTTTTGTAATCATTCATTCGCATTTTAAACTAAACCAAATCGCATCAATTTCATCTGTAAAACGAAAATCCATATAATCCTTACATACACTAGTAGTAAATTTATCGCCCGGCAATCCAAAATAATCTACTGCAATAGCACAAATCTCATTCCAGTTTTGATTATAATTTTGCCAGTGTATTCTCACAACATACTTATCATCTTCAATAACCACCGGCATTAAGTAACTCCTTGATTTCTGGAATAATGTTCTTATGCTTGTGAAACTTAATAGCCCATTGTTCTGGATTGATGTACGCTAGTATCATTTTTTGTTGAGTGACATCCAGCTTTTCAATAAATTGAACACCACTCTGACTCTGATACAACATCCACGGGCTTATCTTGCCTTTGGTGATTTCAAAACAAATTCTGTTTTTATTACCATATCTAAAAATGTCTTTAGTCAGTATACTATCCTGCTGTGCTAGATTGATAGTAGTTTCAATACTTCTAGCAACTGCATCCAACGGATCTTCTATTTTTAGATAATCAATGATAAATTTAGTATAGTTTGTATCTTTGCTCCAATTGTCGATGCTTACTTTTTCTTTCAATAGATAATCTACATATCTACCAACATTTAATACTTGAGCATCCAAACAATAATTACCGAATTTTATAAAAGCAGTATAATAGGCACTAGTAATAAAATCACTATACTCTAACTTTTTCTTTCTAGTATTCTTTAAAAAGAATTGCAACCATGCTTGAAAACCAATTTGGTTTCCTCGCTGGTCTCTTTCTTGCCATCTTCGTTTAGTTTCACAAACATGTTTGAATAGTGTCGTGTCTCTAGCAAAGGTCTTATGGCAAAACTCACAGGTATTGTTAGATATTACCGTAGTCTTTTTCATACTGTTCAATTTCATCGTCAGTTAAAACCTGATTGAGTGTGTCAATATCATCTAGTTTAAGATCGGGAAATTTCTCTGCCAGATAGCATTTTCGTTTATGCTGATCGCAGAATGTAACTGCAACTTCTGCCAATAGACTTTCATCATTGTTTGGATAAATCTTTTTATAATATTCCATCATGTCTTTGACCTTAGCAGGCTCTTTTAGTTTTGCTACTCTGTCTTTAATATGAGGAATCCAAAGATGAAATTGTTTTCCTAAGCCGGGACTTGCTGCGCAAAGCATCAACCATTGTAATTTAGGATTCTTCTGAACAAACTCATTAAAAATATATTGATTAGCATAATGATTAGTGCTTTGTAAATAATAGCTCTGTAAGTCTCTGCTACCCCTCAACGCGCTAATCCAAAAAACTAGCATGTAGGGGACGATCTTTTTTTGCTGTTCGGCGGAAAGTGCATCATAGTAGGCATAATTTTTTGAGTCAATGGCATTAAGGACTTCAAACAAATTGATGTCCTGTTTTTCTAACTTTTCTTCAGTAGATGTTTTAGTTTTTGCTTTCGCCATACTCTTCTACTTTAGCATTTTTGCCCCATACATTCAAGGCGTAATCTTCCGCTTCGCCCCTTGATTCAAATAATACCGGCTCAAGATGAAACTTACTGTCCCCTTGAGTTACCCATATAAATTCGCCGTCTGGAAACGGAATCTTTATGCCGTACTTCATTAGAATACCTGATTGTAGTCAACAATCTCACAGTTGCGGCTTATCTCTTTGACGAAATAAACACAGCGCGGTTTCTCACTATCGTCTATCGGCACACATAAGAACTGCCCATTGCGTAGTCTAGGAGCATACCAAGTTACATCGTGATATATATCTACGATTTCAATCGGCAAGAAACTAGGATTGAATGCACTCAATGGATTGAATTCAAACGCACTAAAGCCACGATCATTCAAACTACTCAATGGCAATGTTTCAAGATCACCATGTTCTTTTTCCCCAATAAGCACTTGCCAATCTAATGGCATCTTGATAGTACGGTTGCCGATTTTTAATACAAGAGCAGGCGCATTGAATGATTCAAGAAAGATCAATGGAATATAGTGATAGTCTACATTCTGCGGATTGCTATTATCTAATATCGCAAACCTTAAATCATCAATTTCATCGGGTAATGTTTCTAAGTTATAATACTTGTTTTCTAATGTTAGTATACGCATGTTGTTATATTACTACACTTAATTTCAATAGTCAAGTTTTTCAATACTAAATGGATACTTTGCTTCCTTGTAGTATGCTTTACGCTGTGTCAAATGTCTTTTGGCAAACTTACAATCGCTAGTGATGTCCCATATTTCTACATGATCTTTATCTTCTGCCTTACGAATACCTCGACCAATACTTTGTATGACTCTAACAAAACTCTTGCCCGGCTCAACTAGCACCAAATTAAAAATTCTGGGTATGTTGATACCCACAGCAGCGACACCATAAGTCGCTACGATGACTTTGTTAGCACTAGTCTTGACTTCATCGTATTCTTCTTTACGCTCTGTGAGTTTAGTTTCGCCGCTAATGAATACGCTATCTTTCAGCCTTGAAACGAGTTCGCGGCCAGCATTGACGCGATCAACAAGTATCAATGTGTTGCCGCTATCTTTAATCTTGTCGATCAACTCCGCGATTTTATCTAACCTTTTTTCATCTTCAAGTAAATGTTTTAATTCACTTTGATAGTTTGTAAACTCTACGCCATCTTTAAGTTGAACGATGTTAACATGACACTGAGCCAAGACACCTTTATCCTGCAATTCAGCAGCACTAAGTTTACCGATAACAGGGCCTAGACTTACAAGTAATGATACTTGTTCATATGTAGCCTTAGGTATTGTACCAGTCAGTCCCCAGCGAATAGGAATCTGACTGAATGGACCAGTCAATAATTGCTTGAGTGCGTCTGCTTTTGCCATATGTACTTCATCAACCATGACGCAGACAACATCTTCTATAAACTCTTTAATGTTGATTTCTGCTTCACCTGCTTTAGTGTTCTTCAATAGATTGTTCAGGCTCTGCCAAGTACAGATCGTATGACGCTTGTTGTACTCTTTACGATCACCGAAATACACGCCAACATCTAATCCAAGATTTATATAGTCTGCTTCAGTCTGTACGACAAGACTCTTGTTTGGCACAATAACGATACTGCGCCCATAATATTCTATGCTGTATGATAATGCAGCAGTCATGATCGTTTTACCAGCGCCTGTTGCTACTTCTTGAATGCATTGTGGATTCTTCAAAAAGTTGTTGACGATCTCAACTTGATAATCACGCAACATGATGGGTTGCCCTTCCATGACATGACCTTTAGGCCATACTTTATGAGCAAAACTATCTTCTTTAACTTCAGTAAAACTATAGTTAGTGCCATACTCGCGTAAATCAACCAATTCAATATCATAATCATATTCTTCCAATATAGGAATTATATCGGTCAACAGATTGATATATGTGCTACCAGCAAGGCTGCAATAACTGACCTTACCATTCCATCTACCAAGACGGACAGCAGGTAGATATCGTGCGCCCGGAACTTCATGTTCAAACTTGCGCATCAATGCCTTGCGGCAGTCTAACTCAAGACCTTCAATCTTGCAGTTGACTTCATCCTTGATGATTATTTTGGCCTGCCTCATGAGAAAATTACTGGCCTCGAATTTGTTAATTGAATTATTTTAGTAAAGTTTCGGTTATCTTCAAACCTAATATTATTTCTTATAAGAACACCTTTCTTACTGGACAACTCATTAGTTGGGCTACAAGTAATATTATGTTCTAGTAAGATAAGTTTGATTTCGTTAGTGATGTTTTTATTATATATATTAAACTTTGTTCCTGGAATAAAAACATGATCCACATCAAGCAATACCAATTTAGCAACCAAATCTCTGAAATTATCTAAATCATAAGTCACAATATAATTTCCAGCAAAATTTAATAAAGCATCATCACCTGTGATGCTTTCATCTATTTTAATTCCATACTGCGATAGTTGAAATAATGTTTTGATATCGTCAGACAATTGTATATCTTTAATGTGTTCGTATATCGCGTGATTCAGTCCTGCTATGTAAAAGTTATTATTTGTTTTAACCAGAGTAGGTGTCCAATATTTTACTTCCGCGTATGACTGGATATAGTCAATATATTTTTGTACTGTTTCACAATACTTTACGCTTTTATAAAACTTATTCAAGTATAAATGAGCTAATTTAAGACTGAAAGTAGAAAACGGTGCTTTATAGTTTTTTTCAGTCGATGACCAAACAAATTGATTAGTTTCCACTCTGCGAAAATTTTGTATAAATTGATTATTAAAAGGAGATTTTATAATAATTGTATCATTGATTATAGATAGATACGCATCTAAAAATTCTTGTTTGCTCTCAACAACTCCTATTTCCCAGGTTAGATCAATAAGGGCACTTGCGTCATGACCTAATTTTGTTAGTTGTCGTTGATATTTGTTTATCAGTTTATTAAAAAGTGATAACTGATTAGTTGTGATAGTCTGTTTACGGTGTTCTAAAAAGATCAAATTATTAAAGAAACCATAATCTTTTTTACTAAGATGCACATGACCTTCAATCATGTATTTGGTTAATTGTTCTTTGTTCTTAAACATCATAATATTATATCAGTTATTTAAATGAATACAAAACAAAAAGGAAAGAGGGCCTTTCGACCCTCTCGCCTCAGCGGGTAACGGAGTATCAAGCCCGCTTCATTACCGTTGACTCAGCAAGCGCACGCCAGTTGCTCGGGCTCACCTTGAC